TTGACAAACGCGAGAATGTGTGGTAAAATAAGGTGAACCCGGAAGGGGGAAGCAAGATACCGCAGATCGCGCAGCGTGAAGCACAAGAAAAAACTTGAAAAAAGTTTCAGAAAGTACTTGACAAACGCGAGAATGTGTGGTAAAATAAGGTGAACCCGGAAGGGGGAAGCAAACTGTTTCATTGAATCTTGACAAGAATATCCGGGAATAAGTGTTAGTGAAATGCAGAGCGTTTAGCGTACACCATTCCGCAATGCGGTTTACAATGAATACGCGATAATAACAAACTGTAGATTCACTTTCAAGTGAAAATTGCTTTGTAGTTTGGACAAAGTACCACCGATGAGTATTTGAAAATTAATACGAAACGCGGAAACAGCCAGACCGTCCGGCGTGACGGTCTGGTTAGAGACCGGCGTCTGGTACGGTTCAAACAGTACCGAAATAATTTATAATTATAAAGGAGTACAAAAACAATGGCAAGAATGAGAATGGTTACGAGAACGGTCAACGAGAACACTTACACCTGTATGTGCGTTGACACCATCAGCGCCGAAATCATCAACCGTGATTTCGTGGTGGGCGTTGAATTTGACACCGACGACGCGGCGCTCAAGCATTTTCAGAAGCAGTACAACACCGACACCTTCAAGGTCGTCACCGTTGTCGCCCATTCCGTGAAAGAGATTCTTTACGGAATGCCGGAGAGCGATTTCATCCGGCTGGCAAAGGTTCTGCCGCCGCGCTCTGGCGAAAAGTCCGAATAATTACAGAGCAGTCACGCGCAAGTAAACCTTGCGCGTGACTGTCCGCGTCTGGTACGTTCAAACACTACCGCAATAAATACAAAGGAGAGTAAAAACAATGTATAAGTATATTGCACATGAGCAGATCGGCTATTTTTGCAAGGATACTAAAATGGCTGTATGCAAGCCGCTATCCGGACACGAATCCGCGCAGGCAGGTGTTATCTTCGCGCCTGACGGCACAATCCAACTGTGGTCTTATGCAACGCACGTTTGTACCATTAAAGGCGATCTTGTGTATTGCTTCTTTAATGGAACGGCGACAACAAGGAAGCACATAGGGTGGTTCATGCGGGAATACGCCAAAAGCACGTATCAAGTTGCGAAAATGTCAGCAGAGGCTGAAATGTGGGTAAACTTCAAAACAGGCGAATTAGTAGCATAAATATCCAAAATGCAAAGCAAGCGCAAGACAAATCTTGCGCTTGCTCCGCGTCTGGTACGTTCAAACATAATCGCAATAATTATAAGGAGATGTAACAATGGAAAACTGGTTTTATTGCGTAAAAGCATTCTGCGATGGTAGCAAGAGTGAAAATTTGAGCGTGGCATATAAAACGCGAAAATGGGCTGAAAAATGTTTTGATAAATGTGTTAAAAGTATGTGCTACGAAAAAGTCACGCTTGTCTTGCAAAATGCGGTATATATCGCTGATACCGAACTTGTGCTCAAAGAGTATCACGCTGATAGAAAAACCGTATAATAAAATACAGAGCGATTGCAAGCTACACCTGCAATCGCTCTGCCGCGTCTGGTACGTTCAAACAATAAACACAAAGGAGTACAAAATATGAACATTGCAAATTGTCCATATGTAGACGGAAAATGCAACGCGCACGCACAATGCAGTAACTGTACAGTTGAAAAGACATTGTTCGGCTTCTTAAAAGCCAAAATTGAAAGAACGTATTATCTATGTTTCATTCCCTATGAAGCCGCCCAAAGAAGCGCTATAGATATTCACAAATGGCGCGAGTGTAAACTTATTACACCACACGAAGAATCTGAACTCTGTCAATTTAACGGAGAACTTTATTACAAACATCTGCCTTGAATCAACTACAGAGCAAGCGTTTGCAACTACACCTTGCAAACGCTTGCCCGCGTCTGGTACACCAAATACAAAGTAGGAGGCGATTAGGTGAAGCCCAAAAAGTCAGACCTGTTTTGGCTTGCGTTCCTTGTCTTTATTGCTACCGGGTGTGCGGAATACTGTGTGCTGGTGGTAGCTAATATGTTAGCAAGATAACGCAAAACAACAAGCGCAAGGAGGTGAACAAGAACAATGCTTACTCTGCGCTCTGGCTTATACACAGAATCAGACTTGAATTATCTAATCAGAGTAATTCAGCGCGGCGAATGTGAGCATTATGATTCTGCAAAGTGTGATTCTTGCAATAAGAAACGCGCTTGCGACGATGTGCGGCGCCTAAAAAGACACGTTATCAAGCTGATAGGCGAACACGGTTTTAACAAAAAATAATTTTCCTAAGCACTTGACAAACTGCGTCTTTTATGGTAAAATATCTATAATCCCGGTAGGGGTTATGAACTCCGAGCATTCACTGGCGGCAAGGGAACGCCAAAAACCTTGCCGCCCCACATGGTGCAAACGGTAGGCCGCTTAGGTGGTTCAATTCCACCTTGCACCAACTTACAAACTATTGAACGAAAGGAGGAAAAAACATGGCACGGAAACCGATGGTCACTCGTACCCTCAAGGCCACCAAGGCTATCGTCCTCTGCGTGGACACCGTGGAGCAGAAAACCTACATCACTGAGGTCATGCTTCCCCGTACCTACAAGTGCGACGAGGACGCGCTCAAGGTCGCCCGCAACATGATCGACACCGAGAATCTTAAGGCTGTCCGCATTATGTCCCGCGTCGAGAGTGAAACCCTGTACGGCATGAGCGAAGCCAAATTCATGGAACTGGCCGACATTCTGCCGCCGCGCAAGGGCGAAACCGACGCTGACAACGAGTAAACCCGCACCCTCAAAATCCAAAAATCTACAAAAAATAAAGGAGCAAAACTATGAACTACGAAGTTACCATTACCGAATCCAGCAAGGAACTGAACGCTCGTGACCGCATTCGCGTCAAGGATTTTTCCAACGCCGTCAGTCTGGATGACGCCACGCAGAGCGGCCCTGTTCTGATCACCTATGACTACCACGTTCTCTGCCACGTTCATAACGACAAGAGCGACAACCCGGAGTACGACAAGTGCGTCGTTGTCGACCCCAGCGGCACGAAGTACGTGACCGGCTCTGCCGCCTTCATCCGATCCCTCAAGGACATTCTGACCGAGTGCGAAGGGGAGATCGAACCCGGCGAAATCGTGATCGAGTGCTACCGCAAACCCAGCAAGAACTACAAGGGCAAGGACTTTATCACCTGTTCCCTCGCCTAACCGCCCAAGACACCGCCGCAGGGAATAATCCTTGCGGCGGTTTTCATTATACAATGTTCGGAGGTGCTTACAATGCCAAAAAATGCAAATGGTATGGCGAACCCTTTGCAAATACCGTCGCAGGAACCGCTGATTGACGTTTTACGCGGCGACAAACAAGAGAAAAAGCGGAGAAAGCTGTTACAAAAGAACAAACGCCGCGTCAGAGACTTGACAAAGCGTGGGTACACAGTTGATTCCGCGTGGGTTAGCTCTTTATCAACTAAAAGTGTAGGTCAGTTGTCCAGAATCAGCATGGACACGGTCTACAGACACGCGACAAAACAGGTCGGAGGAAAGACAACAAGAGGCACAACGGCGCGCAAGCAAGAGCGCAAGGCTTCCGCGAAAAAAGCGGCGGCAACAAGGCTAAAACGTGCGCGAGATAATTTCTATTCTGACAGAACAGACGGCGGCACAGTTGGCGCACAAGCTGACTATCCGTATGAATCTGACAACGTAGTAGGAAACGTCACTGACCTTGCCAAAAGCTGGCAAGAATCTGCCGCTGACCTTGCCGCCCGCGGAAAGTACGATAGTGTTAAGTCTGACTTGTCCACGTGGACACCTTCTTCCCAATGGTCAAATGACCTGCAACGCCTCAAACAAAATGACGTCAATCTGCTTGTTCGTTTGCTTGATTCAGCGGTTGAACAAGACGGCATAGATGCCGTCGCAAAGAGACTGCAAGAACATAGCGAAGAAATCGCCGCAATCATGCAAAAGGTTATGTATGAAAGTGGTGGAGATTATCGCACCACTGGTGTACACGGTATGCAGATTGAGCTGAGCAAATTTGCTACGATTTTGAAGGGCGCTCCACTGGATGCTTCCGAGTCTCTGTACTTGACGGACTTGCAGGAAAGCATGAACTATAGTTTTGACACAGGCGTTGACGACGAACCTGACTACGACGTGTATATCTAATGTCCCATGAAAATACGGAAATATCGGTATTTCATGTGCGACTTTGAGACCACCGTGTACGACGGTCAGACTAACACAGAAGTATGGGCCGCCGCTTGTGTTGAATTGTTCACAGAAGATGTTCACATTTTTCATTCAATCGCTGAACAATTTGAATATCTTCGCTCAATACCCGGCAACATTGTTGTATACTACCACAACTTGAAATTTGACGGTAGTTTCTGGCTGTCATATTTAAAGGTTAATCTCGGATGGCCCGAAGCCTGCACACGTGAAACGCACACAGATGAAAACGGAAACGTGTACGAGGATTTCTCCTTTCTTCGACAAAAGGATATGAAGAACAACACGTTCACCTATTCCATCTCTAACATGGGCCAATGGTATCAGATCGTTTTGAAATGTGACGAGCGTTTTATTGAAATCAGAGATTCACTAAAGCTGTTACCATTCAGTGTAAAGCGAATAGGCGATAGTTTTAAGACGAAGCATAGAAAACTGGAGATGGAATACACCGGATTCAGATACGCAGGGTGCGAAATAACTGAGCAAGAGCAAGAGTACATAGCAAATGACGTACTGGTGGTCAAAGAGGCGCTTGAAATAATGTTCCAAAATGACCACAAGAGGCTGACAATAGGTAGCTGTTGCCTTGCCGAATTTAAGAAAACAGTTGGACGTAAATACTACGATGACTATTTCCCTGATCTATATGCACTTGAAATTGACCCGGCTTTTGGCGCTCCGAGTACCGGTGAATATATCCACAAATCGTATCGTGGTGGATGGTGCTATTTGTGCAGAGGAAAGGAGAAAAAACTGTTCAAACAAGGCGTCACGGCTGATGTAAACAGTCTGTACCCAAGCATGATGTCCAGTGAAAGCCTTAATCGTTATCCGGTTGGAATGCCCCATTTCTGGAAGGGAAACATAATTCCAGATGAAGCATTGTCTGGTTCCTCTTATTACTTTGTACGCATAAGAACCCGCTTTTATCTAAAGAAAGACAAGCTACCATTCGTCCAAATGAAATCCAATCTAATGTACAAGCCCACTGAAATGCTTGAAACTTCCGATGTGCTTAATAGGAAAGATGGCAAGCGCTATCCCTTTTACTACGACATACACGGAAATCTTAGGCCAGCCGTGGTAGAAATGACGCTGACTATGACTGACTTCCAGTTGCTTGTTGAACATTATGAACTGGTTGACTTTGAGATATTAGATGGTTGTTGGTTTTCAAGCGTAATAGGTATCTTTGACGAGTACATTGACAAATATAAAAAGCTGAAACTGGAAAGCAAAGGAGCGCTAAGAGAATTAGCAAAGTTGTTCCTCAATAATCTGTACGGAAAAATGGCCGCTAATACTTCAAGTAGTTTCAAGGTAGCATATGTGAAAGAAGATCGCTCTTTGGGCTTCTACGAAGTACAAGAGAATAACAAAAAGCCGGGTTATATCCCCATCGGTTCGGCAATCACAAGCTATGCACGAAACTTCACCATTCGCGCCGCGCAAAAGAACTACCACGGCCCCGACAAGCCGGGTTTCATTTACGCTGATACCGATAGCATTCATTGTGACCTTCTTCCCGAACAGGTGCAAGGAATTAAAGTACATCCAAAAGACTTCTGTTGTTGGAAACTTGAAAGTACATGGGACGAGGGCTGGTTCATCCGTCAGAAAACCTACATTGAACACGTTATAGCAGAGGATTTACACCCAATCGAATCCCCCTATTACAACATTAAGTGTGCTGGTATGCCGCAAAGATGCAAGGACTTGTTCCTTCTCAGTATGTCAGGGTATGACCCGGAGAATCCGCCTGTAGACCCCAACGGAAAGCCAATAGTTTTACAAGGCCCAGAGCTTGATTTTGTCAAACAGTTGCGAAAACTGGAGGACTTCAATGTTGGCCTCCGCGTACCCGGAAAGCTGTTACCAAAACGCATACCCGGCGGCACATTGCTTGTCGGAACGTACTACGAAATGCGGTAAACACAATACCCCAGTCTGATGACTGGGGTATTGCTATATCTAAATCCAATGCAAACGCAAACCGGCAAGCGAAACCGATAAAACAATATAGGCGGTACATTCAAACCGTGCTTCCCTATTTGTTGAGTGCGCTTTACACTGGTAGATACCTAATAAGATAATGCTTTTAGAACCGCTTCTTTGCACCGCATATCCTTGAAGCGGAAGCAACCGCGTTCAAAGAAATACCGCATAGAAGATAGGAACATATCGTTCCGTTTCAGCATGACATAGTTTACACCGTGGTCCCCGGTGGTGACTGTAATTTTGAGGCGAAAACTGGAATCACACCGGTCGTCACAATAAATCACACCGGCTTCCGCGTACTCTCTGATACCATAATCAACGCCCTTATACCTAAGTGTTGCAAGGTATCTTCCGGCACCGTGCGGCTTCTCAATGAACGCTTGATTGTCGTTCAAATAAACGCATTCAGCAGAATACGCAACATAGCTATTTCTTGCGAACGCTCTATTGAAACCGCTTTCTTTCTGCGCTTTACTCGCGGAATCAACAAAGCCTTGTTCAAGTACGAAACCATCTCCGCGCAAAAATTTTGTATCGTCTTTTAGCCGTTCACTTATTCCCATTTCTACATAATACGGATTGATTATTGTAACCGGATTTGCGCACATATAGATGGGCACATATCTTATCTGCTTGCCCTGTCCTCTGGCTATACTGGTATGCACAGAAATCAGCTTGCGTATTTCATCTGTACAATAGTGATTCGTTTCGCTCTGAAACTCGTCAAACATCATACGTCGAACATCACTAAATAAGTGACTGTACTTCTTCAACTGGTCGGCGCTGTTAAGTGAAACTGCGTACCCGCACGGTTCTTCGTCAATGAACAATTCATGGAATATGCCAGATGCTCTACGCTTGGAAGTCATTGTTGCACCTTTGAAGAACAAGGTTGAAATGTCCTTAAAGAATTTTTCTGCAACGTCGTCCAATTCATAGTTGTACCTGTAGACAAGGCAGAACTTTTCTCCCTTATCCATGAATCTATTGACGCACAGTCGGGAGAAATAGGTGGTTTTGCCGCCGGTGCGATTCGTGGTACACATATAGATTTCAGGCTTTTTCCCGTTTATGTCCAACATAGACAATAGCTTAGTACCATCATAGTACGCGCCCATGCGTCATGCCTCCTTTTCATATAAATAATTATATCATACCTATTGATTTTTGTCAAGACCTATGCTATAATATCATAGGAAGGAGGTAATGCCAAATGGACGCGAACAGTCTTACTACCATCGTGGGAACGCTTGGATTCCCGATTGTCATGTGCTTGATGTTCTTCAAGTATATCAAGCAGATGACCGAGCAACACGCACGTGAAGTCAAGGAGTTGTCCGAAGCTGTTAATAACAACACGCTTGTTATGCAACAGTTAATTGACAAATTGGAGGCGAATGTCAGTGAGTAATACGGCCCGGTACTTGATCGAACAGGCGCAGAAAGAAGTAGGTTACAAAGAGCAAGCAGGAAACAAGAACAAATACGCCGCATACATTGACGCAAACTATCCCAACTTCTACAACGGCAAAAAGAACGGCTTCGACTGGTGCGACATTTTCGTGGACTATATGTTCCTGATCTGCTTCGGAGAGAAGGAGGCCAGAAGGCTTCTTTGTCAGCCGGAGAAATCCCTCGGAGCAGGTTGTACATTTTCCAAAAGATATTACGAGGACAAGCACCAATTCGACAAGAACCCCGAACCCGGCGCGCAGATCTTTTTCAGTAACGACCACGGCAAAACCGCGTTCCATACCGGTATCGTGGTTGGCGTATCCGACGACTATGTGTACACCGTCGAAGGGAACGCAGACAACGAGGTCAAGCGCCGCACGTACAAACGCAACTATGTGAAAATCTGCGGATACGGACATCCCAAATACGACGAGGAGAAGCCAGAAAAGAAAGTCCTCAAAGTTGACGTTGATCTGTCCAAGTATTCCGGCATGGAATTGCACTTCACGGGGTATTGATATGTGGCATGCGAAAACTGCTGATATGTCCGGCTTCTTGCCGATCACTTCCCCCGAATGCCGCGATAACGGTAACGAAATGGCGAGCGTATTTGCAAGTGTTGGCTGGTCTATCAAGTCAACCTCTGCGGCATTAGGTGTGTGGTCGCATGAAAGCGGACTGAACCCGTGGTCGTGGGAAGGAGCGCACACGCCTACTGTAGCAGAATTTCAAGGCTGGACGGCAGAACAAGCAAGGGTTCATGGTTACGGCCTTGCGGGTTTTACTCCCCCAAGTCTGTACATAAACCAAGACAACGCTTCGCTTGAAGGGTATGCGCCGAATTTCTCAGACAGACCCGGACAACCGAGTGACGGTAATGCACAAACGCTGTTTCTGAGTACGCTTGTTAGGCGGGGCTGGACGCACAACCTATACAATTACTACAATAATGCATTCAACGCAAGCGGCCTTTGGCCCACAGATTACATTTCTAACTTTTACTGGATTACCTATGAAGATTTCATAGCCGGGAACCTTAGTATTGACTATCTGACAGGCGCATTGCTATTGTGTTTTGGCAAGGGTAACGCGGAAGGTTCTGCGCGTTCGCTGGCAAGTCGTCAACAAGACGCACGGGGCTGGTATGAATATTTCACAGATACCCCGCCCGGCCCCGGCCCCGGCCCTTCACCTGCGGCACGAAAGTCAATGCCTATCTGGTTCTATCTTCGCCCACCATTCTGACAACTACAGGAAGGAGTATTTGACATGGCAGTCAGAACAAAAGAAGAAATCCTTCTGTCCTTGAGAGCGAATCTGGCAGACGAAACCGCTGACGATTCGATTGCCCTTATCGAGGATATTTCCGATACGCTTACCGACGCCGAAACGAGGGCAAATGGCGATGGTATAAACTGGGAACAGAAATACAAGGACAACGACGCAAGCTGGAGAAAGAAGTACACAGAACGTTTCTACAACGCAGAGGTTGAAGGTGTACCCGAACAGGAGCAAACAGGAGAGCAAGAACCGCGTAAACTGACCTTTGAAAATTTATTTAAGGAGGGCGTATAATATGCCGAGAAAAATTGCCGTTAGTACGCTTAACGCGAGTACGGTTGACATTCTCAACACTATCCGCGCTAATGCGTCTCAGGAGTACCAGAATCTGGTTCCTGAAATCACCAAAGCAGACGAGATCCCCCGCGTCGGTGAGGTCGTCATGGGCTACCCCGGCCTTGCCAACCAGTTTCTCAGCGCTCTGATGAACAGAATCGCCGCCGTCCGCGTCAAGAGCGCCACCTTCAACAACGCCTACGCGCAGTTTAAGAAGGGGTATCTGGAATTTGGCGAGACCGTGGAAGAGGTTTTCGTCAATATCTGCAAAGCCAGAGAATTTTCCGCGGAGAAGGCCGAGGCCCGCGAACTGAAACGCTCTGTCCCCGATGTGCGTTCCGCTATGCACATTATGAATTGGAGAGTACAGTACCCGCTGACCATCCAGCACCGTGACCTTGAACGTGCGTTCCTTTCTCCCGACGGCGTGACCGATCTGATCGCCCGGGTGGTGGGTTCCCTTTCCACCGCCGCCGAGTACGATGAGTACCTGCTTTTCAAGTACCTTATTATCAAGGGCGTGAACGCCGGTGCTATGTACCCGCAACCCGTCAACACGGGGAATATCCTCAACGCCGCTACTGCGTTCCGCGCGGTCTCCAACAAGCTCCCCTTCATGTCCACCATGTACAACGCCGCTGGTGTGACCACGAACACCAACAAGGACGCCCAGCTTATCATCATGGACGCCGCATTCAATGCGGAATTCGATGTGAACGTGCTGGCCGGCGCGTTCAACATGGACAAGGCCAACTTCATGGGCAAGCTGATGCTCATGGACGACTTCACCACGTTCGACAACGAGCGGTTCGACGTTATCCGCGCGAACTCCGACATGATCGAGGAAGTGACCGCCGAGGAATTGAACCGTATGCGGAACGTCAAAGCTGTTATCCTTGACAGCGAGTGGTTCCAAGTCTACGACAACCTTCAGCAGATGAGCGAGACGCAGGTCGCCTCCGGTCTCTACTGGAACTATTTCCTCAACGTGTGGAAAACCGTCTCCTACTCCCCGTTCTCCAATGCGGTCGTGTTCGTGGCTAGTCCTGCTGGCACCCCCGCGAGCGTCACTATTACCGTTGATACGGTATCTACCGACGACGAGGATCGCAAGGTCGTTACGTTCACTTCTCCGTACGACAATCTTGTGTTTGTGCAAACCGAATCGCTGACCCGGGTGGGCATTGCTATGCACAAGTACGGTGCGCTTGTGATGTCCACCACGCCCACTCCCTCTACTGCTGTGGACATTCATACCCGAATGGGTGATGTTTTGTACACCGCCAGCCCGAATATTGACGATATGCTGACTCCGGGCGCCAGCGTCACTCTTACCCTCGCTCAGAACTAAACCCACACCGCCCATGCCGCCGCAAGGCGGCATGGGCCACACACCAAATTAAAAGAAGGTGAGAATGTGATTATTGAACCTAATAGTAAAGTGTGGATTTGTAGGGATATTCCCCTTGATAATTCCTATGAGCATACTATTGCATGGGGACTTACCACTAATCAGACTGACTACTTCCTTAGCAAAGTCAAGAAAGTTAATGGCGTACCATTTGCGTTCAATAATGTGTCATATCAGCGCGTATCGCTCGGAAAAATCAGACTGCAAAAACCTGTAAACGATCTGTACGACTGCAACTACATGGTTTTCCAGAATACCGGGTTCGGCAATAAGTATTTCTATGCGTTCATCACTAACGTTGAATACGTGAATAACGTGACGAGTGAAATCAGTTACGAAATTGACATTCTGCAAACGTGGTGGTTCGAGAAACAGATTGGCGATTGTTTTATCGAAAGACAGACGCCAGCTTTTGACCGAATCGGGAACAATCTGGTTGACGAAGGACTTGAACTTGGCGACTACGTGAGCGGCACACAGCGTGACATCATCAAGAGCCTTTCTCCCGATGGGTACGACCCCCTCTATATGGTTCTTTGGGGTGCATTTGCTCTTACTGACGACGGTGCTACCAACAAATACGAGGGCAAGTACATTTCTGGCTTGTATTGCGGCGTAAACGGTTTACCCATTCCTTGTACGCCTGATGGTAAAGACGCGGCTAATTTGATTATTAGCTGGCTCGGTGCAAATGCTAACGCTATGGTGTGCATTTCTACCATGCCTCGAATCTTTGCCACTTCACACGCCGGTGAAGAACCCATTGGGTACAATTTCAACGTGCCCGGTCGCCCCACACGGGGCATGACTATTGATGGTTACACGCCTAAAAATATGAAGCTCTACACGTACCCGTACTATTTCTTTACCGTCAGCACACCTGACGGATCGGACAGTGAATACAAATACGAATACTTTGACGCAAATAATGACGTCACATTACGCTTAACCTGCAACATGGCGCCGGACACACAAGTTGTTCTTTGGCCTCGGCATTATCGCGGAGAACTGGACAACTGGGACGAAAAACTTATGCTGACTGGTTTCCCGCAGTTGCCGTACAGCACTGACACCTATCGCGCATGGCTGGCACAGCACGAAACGGTACAACGCGCACAGTTGATCAGTACAGGAGCCAGCGCATTAGGTGGATTAGGCCAGATGGCGAGCGGTGCGCCGTTGGCGGCCTTGGGCAATCCCGTGGGTATGATCCAAATGGCTTCTGGCGCTACGCAGTTATCTTCCGCTTTTAGCAATGTCATGGGCATTCTTGCCCAGAGAAAGCAAGCGGAGGTTCTCCCGCGCGCCGCGCACAAAGGTGGAGCAAGCACAATGACCGCTATGCGTAAACAAGATTTCTTCTTCCGTGTAAAAACAATCCGCGCCGAATTTGCAAGAATCATTGACGACTATTTCACCAAGTATGGGTACGCTATGCACATTGTCGCAACGCCTAATCTAAACGCAAGAACAGAGTGGACATTTATCAAGACGCGCGGCGCTAAAGTTGATGGACGTATGCCGAACGATGCTCGAAGAGCATGGGAGCAAATCCTTGACAACGGCGTAACCGTCTGGCAACACGCAAATCATGTGGGAAATTATTCCCTTGATAACGAAGAATGGTAGAAAGGAGGACAAACATGGCAAGACGAGATAGGGAGTTTTGGGAATCCGCTGGCAGGAACAATATGGTACACCGGCAGTATTACAATAGACTGACCGAACTTTCAATCAGTATGTTTGAATGGAAGAACCTACCTGCGTCAGTTGACCCGCGCTTCCTTGAGTTGACATTGTTTGCAGAAGGCCGCGCTATCTTCTTTGTTGACGAAGAACTTGGCCCGCTTGCTCTGCAATGCACTATCGGAAGCAAAATGAACGTATACAGGATTCCTACACAGCGGGAAGCAATCGCAGTAAACGGCTATCACAATGCCCTGAACAAAAACAATAGCGTACTTATCTTCAATAATATGCTCCATACAAACTCTATGCTTGATGTTCGTATCTTTGCAGAGCGTTTGGCAGACCTTGACAGGACTATTGAGATCAACGCAAGGGCACAAAAGACACCTATTCTTCTGCAATGTGAGGAAACGCAGAGACTTACGGTTAAGAATATGTACAAGGAATATGACGGCAACGCGCCTGTTATCTACGGCGACAAGCAGTTAAGCCCAAATTCTATCAAAGTTGTTACCACAGGGGCGCCCTTTGTGGCTGACAAACTGTACACGCTCAAAACGCAAATCTGGAATGAAGCGCTGACGTACTTAGGAATTAGCAATATCAACGTGCAAAAGAAAGAGCGCCTTATCACTGACGAGGTTACACGAAATCAAGGTGGCGTTATTGCAAGCAGATATTCACGCCTTGAAGCAAGACGCGAAGCCTGTAAGCAGATCAACGAAATGTTCAACCTTGATATTTGGTGCGACTACAGAGAGGACTATCAGAGCATTGACCCAGTGGCTGACGATACAGTTGAAGGTGAGCCGAATACTGACGGCGAAGGAGGGGAAGTAAATGAGTAAATACACTACTGAATTACGCTTCATTTGTGAAACCCTCGCGGGATTAAAGGAAAGCGTTGGCTATGCCGATACTGCGCACGTTATCGAGCAGGCCGCTCCCATCATTTTCTCTTTCCCTTTTCCGATTGACGATGAAGCCTATCGCCCCATTCTTGAGCGCAAAATCATTCGCCACTACTATACAAGAGAGATTTCAGAAGAAACCTACGGCTTGTGGAAACTTCGTCTTGAAACTAAGATGAATGAAATCATGCCGTATTATAACAAACTCTATGCAAGTGAGCGGCTTGAATTTAACCCATTGTATGATGTGGATATGACAACCACACGGGAGGGCGAAAATCATTCAGATACGACTACAACGGAGAATAGCAAGGATACTACCAAGACTACAGCAAATGACAGCACGACTACAGCGGAAACCGATTCCAGCAAAAGGACAATCAATAGAACGGAGAATGGTACTGCTTCGGACAACAAGTGGGACTTGTATTCTGACACGCCACAGGGCGCTCTTAGCAATGTCTCAAATAGAGAATACTTGACGAACGCACGGAACAACACTGATAGCGCAAGCAGTAACACTACTGAAAACACGACGGACAACGTGAGCGGAACCAAAAATGGTACGCAAGAAAGAGAAGGAGAATCTAACAGTACAGTGAACAGAGAATCCGCTGGTAGCGGAAGCATTGATAGCACAGATTCGTATGTGCTTCATGTTAAGGGTAAGCAGGGCGGCGCGTCTTATGCCAAGATGATTCAAGAGTACAGAAATGCGCTTTTGAATATTGACATGATGATTATTAACGACCTTGCACCACTGTTCTTCAATTTATGGTAAAGGAGATGTTTGAATGAGTACGCCTTATTCTTCGGGTTTCACGGGCGATAAAATCGCGCCGCTGAAATTCTGGACGCACAAAATTCTCCCTCTGGTGTACGAAGAAAGCCTTTCGTATTACGAGGTTTTGTGCAAGGTAGCGCAGAAGCTGAACGAGACCATTGAGTCTGCCAATCTCAGCACAGAGGAAGTCACGCATATCCGCGAAATCGTTGACGGTATCAACGCAGGAATGGTTAAGAGCGTAAACGGAAAATATCCTGACGCCGAGGGCGGCGTTATCGTTGACGCTCCGAGTGTCCCCCTGAATCCCCCTCTGATTATCGCTGGCCAGAACAAAAACTACCTGCAAGAAGCTATCTCCGCGCTTATCGCGGTTGACAAGCAGGCCGCCGAAGAACTGCACGAGTATATGACGAGCTCTGCACCGTATCTGGTGCAAATCAGCAACGGGGGCAATACGCCTGAATTGGACGTGAGCGGCGCAGAGTATGACGAGATGGTTCAGAACGTGAGCGAACACGGCAAGACGATTCTTGTCAGCTTCCCCGACGACGAATACACGTTCAACGGCGAGAGCTACCGTATGTACCCGCAGATCGGCAAACTGATTACCAACGGCGTGCTTGAGGTTTCCCGCGTCGTCAGTATCGCTGGTGCTTGTCTGTACGAGCAGTACAGGTTCGACCAGAACGGCTATATCAGCTACGAACGGCGAAACTGCCCCGATCTCCCTGTTGCACCGAGTGAGAACGGCGACTATGTGCTTATTCGTACCGCAAATGGCCTCAGCTGGGGCAGCGTCAGCGATACGATTAGTGACGTTGAGAGCCTCAACCAATATTGGAAACCCACGGTTCTCCCTATCACCTATACG